ATAAGATAGGTGATAAGAGTCTTCCTGCACGGGTTATTCTCGTGCCTAAAGACTCTCGCGGCCCACGCCTGATCTCATGCGAACCCGTTGATTATCAATGGATTCAGCAGGGACTGGGTAAGGCCATTGTCTCATTAACCGAGTCGCATCCCTTAACAAGGGAGAACGTACGGTTTACAGATCAAGTGCCTAACCAGATGGGAGCTTTAATCGGCTCCACAGCTGGAAAGTACGCCACTCTGGACCTCAACGAGGCTTCAGATAGGGTATCACTTGAACTGGTTCGACTGCTGTTTCCACCTCATATATTTGAGTACTTGGAAGCATGCAGGTCATCATCGACAAGGCTGCCTGACGGAAAGGAATTAAAACTCCTTAAGTTCGCGCCAATGGGGAGCAGTTTATGCTTTCCCATCTTGGCGTTAACTGTTTGGAGCATCCTAACCGCGGCCAGCCCGGACGCGTGTAGCTTCATGCGTAGCAAACGCTCTCGGCGTAAGTCGAGGCGCAGCTACGTAGCGGACTACATTTATGTGTATGGGGATGACGTGATAGTTCCACAGCAATACGCTGAAGACGCTATCGAACAACTCGAGTCATTTGGTTTAAAAGTTAACCGTGACAAGAGCTGCACCAAAGGGTTCTTCCGTGAATCCTGTGGCATGGATGCCTTCAAAGGCACCAATGTCACTCCAGTCCGTTTCAGGACGGTTTGGTCGTCGTCTCGTTCGCCAGACACGCTCACATCTTGGGTGGCTTACGCCAACTCACTATATGAGTGCGGTTACTACATCACTTACGAGAAAATCGTAAGCGGCTTGACCCATTTGTTTGGGCCAATTCCGACGAAAGACAAGTTGTTAACTTGTCCTTCGCTATATGCAGCACCTGATCAAGAGAAAATACGCCGACGCAATAATCTCGGGTTACAAAAACTCGAGTATTACGTTTGGGACGTAAAATCTCCCGTGATCCATCATCACATGGACGGATGGTCAATGTTACACCGTTGGTTTAACGGCGTACATGACCGGAAGTCGCATGTGAATCCGGTAAGTGGCAGGGTGAGACAGGAGCCTTTTGCTCCCGTTGAACCTTTCAGTTCAAGTTCATACACACGTCGT